TAAGCTTTAGCATACCAGAAATTTCTTCAGCAGCATAGCAAATAAATGCTAGCTGATTCATCATCATTGGAATTTCTTCTTGAGGCTGTTCTGTTAGATCTGTAGATTCTCTCATTAATGCACTATGCGCATCTTGCTTTTGCTTTAAAGATTTTTTAGCCATAGCTAATTTCATATTAGCTTCGTCATCTTTTGGTGCTAAAGGTTTTAATTTTTCGATTCGTTTTTCTAAATTTGAAATTTCTGTTTCAAGTTTAAAAGCAGCATCAGAGTTTTTAACCTTCATCTCTTCAAGATCAACAGATTCATATGCAAGATCGTAATTAGCATCGCCTTCTTGGTCTGCTTTATTCTTTGCTTTTGGCTTAGTGCCTTTAAACTGTGTCTCAGGAGCAACTGGGTGATTCTTCACCTCAACCTTGTGCTGAGCTTTAAAAGCTTTTTCTTCTGCTGGTTCTGGTTGCGCAACTTCTGCCATCATTGCTTTAAAGGACTTCATCGGGAATCTCCTGGGTTTAATTTGATTTGATTATATTTATCCATTTATAATCTTTGTATTTTTTCGGGTAGTACTACTTTGTAATTGCGCTGGCGGAATTGCTGATGGTGCAGCAACTGGGGCTGATGCTTGTGGTGGAGCAGCATCAGCTTCTTCTTCGTCAGGATCTTCTATTGGGCCTTCTTTGGCCATCTCTTTATCCATATCTTTTACTTCTTCATCTGACATGCGAAGAACATTTTTACGAATCCATGCTTTAGAATAATATGTGCCAATATGATCTTGAACTTGCTGAAGAGTAGAAAGTCTCTCTCGCATAATTTCTGCTTCTTTTAATTCTTCAAAATAGTTATCTTTAATGAAGTCAAAGCGTAAATCATTTTTAATCTCAGCAAATTCTTCAGGTGTCATTATACCTTTAAGAATAACTTGCTTTTCTAATAGTTGGTTAAAAATAGATGCAAATCGTGTTCTTAAACGCTTAATAAACTTACCGAATTTTAATTCGTCTCGAGTGATTTCTGAAACACGACCAAACGAATACATTGTTTCTGGTTCTAAACGAGATAAAGGAACTTTAAGTGATTTGTAAAGTTTTCGTTGGAAGTATTGCATGTTACTGTCATCAGTTAAACCTGCTGCACTACCACCTGCTAGAGTATCAACTTCTGTAGTTCTTTCCCCGCCTCTACGTGGGAACCAAAAGTCTTCTGTCATTGTCATCATTTTACGAGCATCAGATATTTCGCCAGTTGCAGAATTATATTGCAACTTATTCTTGTGGCGAGTCATCATGTCTCTTAGATACTGCTCAGCTTTCGACTTAGGAAGATTACCAACGTCAATATAGAAAATTCTTCTTTCAGGAGCTCGTGTAAGAGTATAAATGATTGTAGCATCTTCAAGCATCCTTAACTGGTTGATTGGCTTAATAGCTGGATGCAAATGAGAAAGAACAAGTGAGTTGTTTTCGCTCATAATACCTGATGTTACACGAGCAATAGAGTCTTTTGCAATCCTATATCCTTGAACACCTTGCGATACGCTAGTTGAATTATCTGTGCCAAAACCGTTTTCTGAATACATGTAGTATTCGTTTTTGATTTTTTTAATTGGCATGCCAGAATGTGGATCTTTTTCTCTCTTATCCATTTCACGAATAAGTTTGATTTTACGAGGATCTACATATCTTAGTTCTTGAATACCATCTTTGATATTGTCATTATCAATAATAACATGATAGTTTAATCTACCATCAACATAAAATTTACTAAAAATATCGTAAGCTGCATTAGAAAAATCCATTAAAGAAAGTACTTCTTGAAATTCTTCGGTAAGCTTATCTTTAACTTTGTCTGGTAAATCTACATCATCTAAAACCAATTCAACAACGTCTTCATCTAAGTCTACGCTAATTGCTTCGTTTACAATTTCGTCTACAGCTTGGTTAATTTCAGGCTGCATCGCTAAACCGCGATATTTGGTTACTAATTCAGATTCTGTTTTAGCAGTACCTTCCATATCAAGAATGGTACTATAAAACCCGCCCATAGCAGTGCCAACGGTAATAGCACCGTCGTCATTTTGGGGCTCGGCAAAAGAAACCGGCGCTGTGCCGGTGTCTTCGTCGTCTTCTCTTTTTATTTCAAAGCCAAATATCTTCACTTTATTTCCTCATATTATATAATTACGTAGTTGGAATGCCGGTAGCGCCTTCAACTTTCCATAAATCGTACTGGAATGTAATATTAAATTCTTCAATTGCGTCTGTTTGAGACCAATCCAATTGAATACCATCAACAGAAATTGGGAACATACCTTCGAAAACGTATGTACGCAGTGGTGAACCATCTTTACTATATTGAGTAACTTGTCCGGTAGACTTGTACTGTTGAGGTAAACCTCTTGAGTTAGAGTCATGTGAGTTGATGAAGTTCATCCACTCTTCCATAGAGTTGCGAATAGCAAAATCTTCGTCGTTGATAACGGTTACTGTCCAATCTGCAAATGTTCTATCACCAGCATACTTGACCTGGCGCCCAAAATAAGGCACCACGTATTGACCAAGTGTTGACTCTGGAATGCCAGCTGCTCTAATCATAAATGGAATTTTGATATCAGCAGCTGGATTAACAGGGTTAGTGATTTGACATTGGAAGAGTGTAGGACGTGCACCGCCACCTACAAGTTCTGACTTGAACTGGTTGATGTTAAATGCCATATGTCTATCTCCTATTTAAATCTATTTATTAAGTAAGTTGGCCAACAATTTCATCAAATTCTACACCTGTTCTAGTTGCTACGAATGTAAGTTCGATAACATTAATAGAACGAGCAGGTTTGATAAAGATGCTTGCACGGAACTTGTTTTGGTCGATGATTTCTGGTGTATTAACAGAAGCGTCAGAAACGACTCTAAAGTCAATAATACCACGACGACCTTGAATATCGCGAAGGAACGGATCTACAATATTCTTGAATTGCGTCTGAGAAAATTCATCATTAAATTCAAATAAGAAACTTTCAGCTGCTGTAGCAATTGATTTTTCAACCGCAATAAACAGTCTACGAACATTAATGCGATCAAATGCGCTTGCAAGACCAAGCATTGTTTTATCGCCAAATAGAACAATACCACGGCCAGTTTGTGACATAACTGGGTTAACGTCTGCGCTGTATAGTACATCTCTTTGTGGCTTGCTTGGATTAAAAGCTAGCTTAACAATGTTTTTGATGATACCTTTTCTATAGCCAGCTGGTGATTCCCAAGCTTCAACTCTTGAAGAAAGACCTGCCATATCGCCGTTTAGAGGAGTCCAACGATACTTATCATTGTATTTGTCATAACGGTACTTATAACCGCTATCCATAAATGCATATGATGAGTTCTGGATCTTGTTGCGATATGCAATAGCGTTATCCATCTTAGTATTAGTCTTAAGCTCGTCAACAACAGCTTCTTTAGAAGGTGATAAGAAAGCTACGCAATCTCTTCTGTAGTCTACAACGTTTGAAACAATGTAGTTTGCTCTAACACCAGCATCATCGCCTTTACCTTGAAGAACAAAAGAAATATCAATTTCGTTTGTATTCTTTAAAGTATCCCAAGCGAATGCTAAAGAGCTTAGAGTTGCATTACTTTCTGTTGATGTGTCTGTTCCGCCGTCCATTCTTTCATACACGTTTTCTTGCGAAGTTGCTGCCCCAATTACTGTAGTATTAGCAACTTTAATCCATGAAGACATGTTGTCAATAACTGTTGCGTAGTAATTAGTTGCGCCTTGCGGAGTTGTTGCATTATTAGCAGTAGATAAGTTTTCAAATCTTTCAAGCACAGCGTTTGGAGTACCACTAATTAAACCGTCTTTATCGATAACAGCTACGTGTACATAATTTGTGTTTGGTGCTTTACCAAATACTGAACCATATTGCCATTTTTTAACAACAGATAAATTGTTTAGATTAGATTCTGCTAACGTATATCTGCTGCTAAACGAAATAGATTGTGTAAAACCAACCGTAGCAGTTATTGCAGTATTACCAGTACCAAAAGTTTGTTGAATGTTAGTAACAGACGCTGCTGTAACAACCAATTCTTGGAAGCCAACACTTGAGTTGCCAACAACCATAACGTCACCGGCAGTGATAGTCGGAATACTAACGTTGTTTGCAACTTCAAAAGAAACCGTATTAGCATTAAATGCTATAGTTTGAGTAACTGATGTGTTTGCAATAGCGTTAGGTGGAATAGTACCGACTGCAGCAATTTCTTTAGAAAAAGCGTCTTTTGTAGACCAAGCAACTTCAATAGAGTTACCTAATGCGCCTGGATATTTTGCATCAAAAGCACCATAAACACTACTTCCCGGAATAACTTCATTATTACCATTAAGAACAAGTGATGTACCTGAAGCAGTTTCAGAACCGTCGTCAGCACGAACTACATAAACCGCGTTTGAGTACGAAAGATAATCTGCCGCAGTAAAAAATGTCTCATAGTTTGTGTCTGTTGGTTTACCAAAGCGGTCTACTAGATCATTTTCTGACGTAATCAGAATAGGATCGTTAGTTGGACCCCATTTAAAAATTCCCGCGATTGCTGCTGGTGGAGTTGCAAAGCCAGAAACTGACTGACTTGCGTCCACTTCGCGAACAATAACGGAAGGACTTACGGAAAAAGCCATGTTTTTCTCCTTTATTGAATTAGAAACACGTGTTTAATTTATTATTACTGTTTCTATTTATAAATTTATCGATTTGCTTGAGTGAGCCGTCATAATACAAGACCGTCGTTCTCATAGAAAACGTCACCGTCATCTATAAATCCAAATGGTAACATATCTTCTTCAATTTGCTCGTCTGTTTTTTCTCTTAACTTGATTAATGTGTTTATGTCTGTCATGTCCTTAAAGTATGCTTGCTCTGTCATCCAAGAAAATAACACTAGATTCATAACTAGGTCATCATGAAAACCTGGTTCTGCCTCAAATGAGTTTGCTTTTTTAGAAAACCTACTCAATTCTTGTATAGTATCATAGTCTCTTATGAGTAATTGGTTTTGTTCAACCAGCATTTTAAGCATAGAACAGCCAGTACCTTTTACAGTTTTTGTTGTTCTAATACCGTTTTCTACGTTTTTACCAAAACCGGCACTAAGTACTTTTCCGCTTCGACCTGAGTTTTGCGTATAAAGTAAATTCTCATAACCATAGTCTATATGCAATACGTCTACAACTTGACCACCAATATCGTTAATTTCAACTAGCAATCCGGCGGTATTGTAAACCATTCCAATTCTATTTAATACAGAAGCAAAATCAATAGGTCCTATGTAATTATCTCTAAAAACAGCAACTTGTCGATAAGGCATTTCCGTAATGTTAAAAACTGTAAACGTTGAATAGTCTAATCCTTTTCCTCTAGCAACGTCAGCAGTAATTACGTATTGTTGATTTTTTTCGGGTCTTTCGTATTGAATTAAACCTTCGCTTTTCATTATAGGTCTATCAGGATAAAGTTCTTTTAACTTTGAACCGCTGATAAGTGTACCAGACGATCCAAGGAATTCGCAACAATATTCTTGATTGAACTTATCTTCGTCATGATCGAGTGATTCAATAGTTTCTTTTTTCCACGCTTCTCCTCTGCCAGGTACATCATACCACATAACTTTAACGAATTGATATCCGTTTGTACCTTCTTCTGCGCCTTTACATGTTTTCCAAAAGTGGTTTAAACCGTTGGGTGTAGAGGTCATCAGAAGCTTTGTAGACTCACCAGACGAAATGGTTGGGTATACAGAGGCAAAGAACTCGTCGTATCCCTCAATGAACGCCACCTCATCCAGATATAGGAAGTTGATAGACTTACCACGGATAGCAGATGATGTAGTAGTACCGGCAAGAACTTTACAGCCATTTTCTAGTTCTATGTTACCTTTGTTCCACTCTGTAATACCTTGTTGTAACCACTTAGGTAAAGCTTCATAAGCTAATTTAATACGTGCTAAAACTTCTCTAGCTGCATCTCCTTTATTAGCAAGAATAGCTACAGTTGCAAATTCATTAAACAAAATATAATGAAGAATAACAGCAACGGCAGTTGTTGTTTTACCAGATTGTCGAGCAGTTAAAACAGCTGCTCTTCTATTATTTGATATTTTTTCAACAATTTCTTTTTGATAGTCATACATATCAAAAGGAATAAGACCTCGGTCTACGTGTACAATTTTAATGTACGTTTTGGCAAAATAAACAGGATCTTTAGAGCACTTAATATACTCTTTTATGAGCTCAGGAGTCCACTCAATTTCTTGATCTACCTTTTTAAGGTGTGAATTGCCTAAGTAACCATCACCCATTAGAATCACCCTTTAGCATTTTTAAAAGATCTGCTGTTGATACGATTAAGTTATTGTTTGTAACATTTGTTTGTGCTGCTTGCTTAGGCCCAAGTAATTCTTCTTTGGCATATTTCTTTTTAGAAGATATGTCAGCATAATCTTTGTTAGCATCAAGCAATGTTTTCATTAAAGTAGAAACAACTTCAAATGCTCGTGGTTGTTCAGATTGCTTTGCAATTTCAAGCATTTCTTCCATAGCTTCTTTACCAATATCAATAACATTTGCAATATTATTGCGAACTGTTTCAATATCTTTTAAGTTTTCATCATCTTCAACAATAATAGCAGGAGGATTTATTTCTTGTTTTGTTGCGAGTTCTGTTGAGGTTCCATTTCGTCCAAGTTCACTAATATCACTTCCGGAATCTCTATGATATGTATTATCCCTCGATCCTTTATTTTCTTCACAGTCATCTTCCCAGTCAGCATCCATTTGCTGTTCCACATTATTACTGGCTTTTCCCTCTTGTGCGTCATCTTGTGCCATCTGTAAAGGTCTTAATCCAAGAGCCATTGCTATTTTATCATCACTCATTATTTTTTATCTCACAAAATTATTTAACGTGTTAATCCCAGGTGCCGCCATTTGCTTGCCAAGCACCGTCTGTGAAGATTAAAGTATCTATATCAATACCGCTAGTATTATAACTGAAAGGATAATGTTCGATAGATGTATATACAAGTCCGTCAATGCGAGCATTTGCAATTATTACAGCAACTGTATTATATGTAGTTCCTGTTTGTCTTACTAGATACATCATTTGTCCTTCAACACCATCTGCTAACGTATAAACACCATTAGTTAGTTTATTAACAACTTTTGTTATATCTAACGCCGTTGGTGTTGGCGCAGTAGCACCAACTGCAGTTGGTGGCAGTAAAAATGTTTCACCGACAGAATGTCCAGTACCACCGCTGTTTACTATAACTGTAGCATTTCCAGATTCATCAAAATTAACTGTGAAGTCTATGTCACCCAATGCTAAACCGCTTGTATTAGCAACCCAAACAGGATTGGGGCTGTTAGTCACTATCACTTCAGTTACTACATCAGAACCGTCAACAGCCGTAATTTCGAACAATACATCATTACCATTAATATCAGCACCAGTTTTAGCAATAGTAGTATAATTACCGGTATAAGCAGTTCTTTGAACTGACGCGTCTGGGAATGTTATATTGCCGTCTGTGCCAAATTCCCAGTTTTGTTCAACAAAATTATTGTTACCTTGATTAGCTTGATCATTATATCGAGTAATAACAAATGTGCCTGTACCACCACCTACACTTATAACATCGCCATTAGTGTAGCCTGTACCAGGATTAGATACAGAAACGCTGGCCAATTGCCCACTTAACCCGTATCCAAAATTCACAGTCATTCCACTGCCAGTACCACCTGTAGTTGTAGATGGTAGTGGATCATCACTAGTGTATCCACTGCCAGCATTTTGTATAGTACAAATATTAAATTGACCGCCTGTTGTTAACGTTAAGCCATCTATATTAACTAATCTGCCAGTTGCGTCAAACTTCCACTGATTTGTGCCAGTGTTCAAAGTTATTGCACCTGGCCCATTTACCGCATCGCCACTTCTTATTATAACATTGCCGCCAACATATGGCCTTGAAGAATTTCCAGCTATTAACTCAATGTCTCCACCTATCGCTCCCCATGTACTACTACCTATATCAGACCCAGCATTACCGGCAGCAATTGTTAAGTTACCTCCGTTGCCAGCATTCCAACCAGTAAAGCCGTCAGTACGAGCATCACCGCCTACTCCAGTAGTGATTGTTAATGGAATACCAGAACCACCAACACTATTGCCAGCAGCATCTCCGCCGTCGATAGTCTTTAAAGTGTTATTTGGGAATATCGTACCACCAGCATTAGTAAATTGCCAATCATTACTATTACCTGTTTCTGGGAATGTGCGTAATGTTATTTCGCCACCACTCATTGCTCGTATTAATACGTAGCCGCCTAGACCGTACGTTTGTGTTTCGCCACTTTCAATATTGATCCATCCGCCGTCACTAGTACCAGAATCACCTGCTTGGAAGTTTAGGTAACCGCCGGTGCCCGAGCCAATGCCTCGACCGGCACGAATCTTAATATCTCCGCCGTTACCATTAGCATCTCCACCAGGGCCTGCCCACAAGTAAACGTCACCACCTTCGCCAGCGGTGTTTGCATAACCTGCAGCGCCTTGAATGATAACGCGTTCAGCGTTAATAGCGCTTTCTGTTGATTCTGGTCCAAATATAATTGCTTGTTGCGCTGAATCACCAAACTTTAATGTTTGTCCAGTGCCACTTGGGTTAGCATTATCATTAATAGGAACTGTTAGCGTTGGGAATGTCATAGCACCATCTGTACCAAACCTCCACACATGCTGATCGCCCTCATCGTTATCATTGGTACCAATCTCTACACCGTATCCATATCCGGGTACAGGGCCATAATCTGGCCCACGCTGTAACACATAGTTATAATCATCGCCAAAATACAAGTCTTGAGAATCACCGGCAGCTCGCATAATATGGAAGTGTGATGGACCACCTGGTTCTGGCAATGCGCCAAACTCCAAACTGCCGCGGCTTGTTGACATTGTAACAACGCCGTCAGTATCTATTCTAACAGAATATTGTCCATTATAAATGCTGTTTCCAGTATCTCCTGAATTATATAATGTTCCAAGCAAGAAATTAGAACCATCTGTAATTGGCGAGACTGTACTAGTATTAACGTTGTTTGCGTTGTTTGCGTCAGTTTTATTAGCATTAACTACTGTAATATCGCTGGCTGCATTATCTAGAAATCCGCTAAATGTGGCTGATCTGATATCCCAATCGCCTGCTGCAAATTGGTCTCCTGTTGCAGAAATTTGTACAACAGCAGCATGCGGCATTTGGCCTGCATCTCCGAAGCCACCACTAAGTGCGACATAATCTTGTTTAACTGCTATAGTGCTGCCAGAACCTTCACTAAAAAACATGCCGCCTGCAAATGACCAAGTAGTAACATTGTCTATTAATCTTTGCCATTCTACTGTGCCGTCAAAACCGTATTTTGCTGCAACCCACACATAGCTGTCTGGAAAATTATTTGGGTTGGCTGTGACTCCAGACAGATACAATTTATCGTCTGGACCAACCACTATGCTAACTCCAAATGAGTCACAATTGCCTGCAACTCGTCTGCTCCATTGTTTAACACCTTCACTATTAAGTTTTAGTATGCTTATAGCGCTAGTTGTGCCTCCGTCAAAACTATATTGATAACTACCAGTCACATAGATATTGCCCGTGCTGTCAATGTCTGCATCTGCGCCTCTGCAGTCAAACCCAGCATCAAACAGTATAGCTTTTTGCCACTGTATAGCGCCAGAACTATTATACTTAACAACAAGCATATGATTTTCTGTATCACTAGCTTCACCTAATTGATCCATGTAACCAATTGCTACTATTTCACCATTAGGTCCAACAGCCATTCCATATGCTTCTTCATCGCCCTGTCCATTCAGACTTCTTGTCCAGTCAATACTGCCATTTGCCGCGTTGACTTTTGTAGTAGCAACATAGCTATCAGTACTATTAGATGCATAACCTACCATAACTGGGTTACCGTCTGAAGCTACATCAACTACTGAGCTAGTACTTTGATATCCAAAATCGTATTCTTTGCTCCATTCCAAGCTGCCATCTAAACTATCAATTTTAGTTAAAGTAGATACACTATATCCATTTGCTTCTGGAATTGTTTTGCCTGCTATGTATATTGAATTGCTGATATTATCTACTGCAAGACCCCACCCGTCTGTGTTAAAATCTGACAGAAATCTTGCTGACCACATCTTAGTACCACTGCTAGTGTACTTACCTACTGAATAATAGCTTGAATAATTAATCTCGCTTATATGACTGAATAAAGCAATAATATTGCCGTCAGAATCATATTCTACGCTAGATGCTAAAGCCGGCACATCATCAGGTGCGCCGTTTGCAGACTCGAATGTTTGCACCCAAACATTTGGATCTCCTGGTCCAGCCAATACGCTAATACCATCGCTATTTAAGATGTCACCACCTACTGGTAGTACTATATTTCCACCAGAATTAAATGTCCATTCTTTGTTATAATCGTTTGTGTAAATGCGTATTTCATCGTTAGCACTAAGTTCCATATCATCACCAAGTGCTTCAATGAAAATATCGTCTGCTGCAGTAAGATTTATGTCAGCATCCTGACTTCCTGTTCTAGTAGTTTCAATAGTAAAATCTTTATTAGACAGAGCTAACTTTGTAGACCCTGTATTATTAGTTACTACAATATCTTCTAAATTAGCAGTGCCACCTCCACCGCCTAATAGTCCTTCAGTATCAGTTAGTTGACTTACATCAGTTGGAATATCAGATTCTTTTGCTAAAGGAGTACCGCCATTAGTAGCACCATCCATTACAACTACTGTATTTTTGGTTGTGTCAATTAAAATTTCACCAACAGATCCGCGCTCGTTTTGCAGACCAGTAGTCGTATTTCTTCTGTGTTGTAGAATTTGTGCCATTTAAGTTGTTCCTATAAACGTTTAATTTATTTATGTTTGTGGTAAGTTTAAATCATCTATAGCGTATCCGCTTTCAAGATCAATGATAACATTGTTAGATGTTGAACTTAAATCTGTATTGCTGTATACAATGTCAAGCACAAATGGTTGATTTGCTCCATTTGGATTTACGTAATCTGTATTTGCAACCCAGTTATCATCAAATTCAATATCAGACCATCCAATTGAATTATTAGCAAGAATAACTGGATATACGTTAACATCTTCTTCAAGCGGTGCATTTGCTAAAGTGCTTGCCGCAAAGCCTGCATCAACAAATTTAATAACCTTTTTAGTTTTCTCAGGCCCAAAAAAGTAACCCTTTAAAGTAAAATTTAAAGTGTATAAAATTGTTTGTCTTTCAATGTAATCACCTTCGTAAAGATCTTCTGTAGTAACACTATTTAAAATAATAGGAAGATCAAAAGAATCAAGATCAGGTATAAGAAACGCACTAACAGTCCAATCTGGCGTAAAGAATGGAAGAATTTGCTCTAATATCTTAGTTGCATCTTCCGAATACTTAGTCATAATATATAACGAAAAATCTAGGTTATATGGTGTAGCAGCATAAACAAAGTTTCTTGCAGAGTTTGTTTCTGCTTTTGATTCTTTGCGCATCTTAAGAGACGAAGCAAGTTTTCTTTGAGAATCGTATTGCATGTTTGTAATTTCAAACGACATGCGAGGTAACGAAATAGCATCAGCAGCTCTTGTACCATTTATTAAATCTGGCTCTTGCACTAATTTTGAAAGTACTTTTTGGAACGGAGCATAAGATAACGGCACAATCATAGTTTGCACTAAGTTGCCTGCGTTGTCTTTTCTTTCAATTTTAATTTGATTGAAAATAGTGCCAAATAATGCTACATATTTTTTAGTAGTTGCATTATAAAAATAGTTTGCTATAGCCATTTATCGATCCTGAATATTAATATTTTCTCTAAACGGATCCATCTCCGAAAAATCTAAAATTCCGTCTGCTTCTGTTTCAAAATCAAGATTTTGAGAAATTACATCGGTATTTGCCAAGTCTTCGAGCGTTTCTACAAAAGCGGTTGTTGAATTAACGTTATCAAAATAATGATCGATTTCGTATCTGCCCGTTTCAAATCTTTCATTTGAAAATTCCATTAATTCACATTTAAGGTCATAGACTTGAAGACTTCCAGACTGATAGAATACACTCTCATGTTCTACGTGTGTAATTCTATACAAATTCTGATTTATTGGAAGCCAAATGACATCATTTTCACGAGGGCGAACTTTTCTTTGTGTTTTTCTAGTTACGTTTTGTTCGAATGTTCTAATAGCTACAGTAAATGTAACTTGGTCTCTAATTTGCAAACCAAACTTAGATAAGAAGTCGCCTTCACCTTCAAAGCCATCAACATTTTTAATATACACTTCAAATGAATACATTTCATCGTACAACGGCGTATCATCTTGATTGAGGATAGTATCTATGTTATTAAACTCTCCACTAAGATAGCTTATATCAATGCCATAAATTTGAATTGACTCTATTACTAGATCATCAATTAAATTTTGTTCATTAAAATTGCCATAATTATTGAAGTATACACTCGTTGCCATTACAAATTATCCAATAAAGTTATATGTAAGAGGTTGTAGACTTCTTATTGCGTCTTCTTCCATAGCTTGACGCTCTGCTCTTGCTTCAGCTAAAATTTGTTCGCCGTTAAATTGTACTCCGCCAAGTAATTGCATGCCTGTAAACTTAGTTAGGTTTAAACCCCATTGTTCACGAACCAAAACAGAAGCATAATTCTGCAACCAACGATCACCCCATACGTCAGAGTACGCGTCTGGATCAATAATGTCGTAAGCTTCTATAATGATATATCTGTCAGCAACCAAAGATGCTTTATCAGAATCTATATAAAGCTTATTTACGTGTTTGTTATAACGAATAAGAGGCATTCCTACAAGAATTTCTTGTAAAAACTCCATATGCGACATAGTCATCCAGTAATTCGTAACTGAATAACC